AAATGAAAACATCACAATATGGAATAGATTTAATTAAACACTTTGAAGGGTGTGTGCTAACAGCATATAAATGCCCAGCAGGTGTATGGACAATAGGCTATGGACACACAAAAGATGTGCAGCCAGGAGATGAATGGTCTGAAGACCATGCCAATCATATGCTAGAAGTTGAGTTAGAGGAGTACGAAAACTATGTGAGTACAGCTGTAACGGTTCCACTATCTCAAAATCAATTCGATGCACTAGTCAGTTGGGTGTATAATCTCGGTAATGGTAATCTCACATCATCAACTATGTTGAAAGTTCTCAACTCTGGCGACTATGCTGGAGTCCCTGCTCAAATCAAAAGGTGGAACAAAGCAGGTGGTAAAGTTTTAGAAGGACTTACTAGACGCAGACAAGCAGAAGCAGATATGTTTGAGGGCAAGTAATGAAAGAATGGTGGATTTGGTTAACTAGTCTTTGGACTACTTATTACCGATTGACAGTAAGTTATAACGGTGTATGGGGTGATGCTGATGATAGAACATACACTGTAAAGAAGTTCTATGCTAAAAAGGACAAGTTTTTAAAGTTCAAGACATCTGAAGGAGAGTTAGTAGAAATTCGAGGTGCAGAAGGACTGAACTATAAAATAGAGGAGTTGTAATGCAACAATTTTTATTAGCACTTCTTTTAGTATTAGGAGGACTTTCATACTATTTATGGAATGAGAACGGAGTATTAAAAGAAAACAACGCAAAGCTAGAAATAGCAATCCAAACACAAGAAGAAGCAATCAGTAATTTACAAAATGATTTTGCTTTACAAACAACACAATTAAACGAAATGACTGTTAAAAGTCAACAGGCACAAAGGGAACTTAATAGATACAACGAGTTTATAAGAAACTATGAACTCAGTGATAAAATTATGAATGACCCAGTAGAGATGCAAAGGAAGATAAACAATGGAACAAAACATATCATGGAAGACATTGAAGGGCTCAGCGTTATTGTTGATGACCTCGATGATGGTCTCCAATTGCAGTCTAATTCCGACTAAACAAATAGAAGTTAGTGCAAAACCGATAGAGAGAACAATAGTTCAACCTATCATGCCGAGAGAAATAGATTTAAGAGAAGTTAGATGGTTAACAATTACACCAGAAAACTTTGAAGAACAGTTCAAAATAATTGAAGAACAAGAAGGGGAGTTAGTATTTCTTGCTATGACCATACCTGATTATGAAACTATGGCATACAATATGCAAGAACTAAAAAGATACATTACAGAACTCAAAGATGTCGTAGTATATTATAGAGAAGTTACGACAGCGGATTTAAATAATGGAGACACTAACAATTAAAAATCTTAACCTTATGGTTAAGTTAGATAGAATGGCACAGGCAGCATACAGTCATATAGCAACTTATCAGAATGACCCACTGCCTAATATATCTTTGCAAAGACTTCGAGAGAAGATGAAAGATAGTGAGCCAGTAATGGATAAAGATAATAGTATTGATTATGGTTATAGAAACTTTAATTTTGATTGGAGTAATAGAAAGTCAGCATTTATTAATGCGTTTAGACTAGAAACAAATACAGATAACTGGTATTTTGATGAAATACTATTACAACCACCTACAATGGGTTGGAGTGCTTGGAATAACAATCACTACAAGCATAAAAATTTTATTAGATTTATACACAATGCAGGTGAAGGATTCACACATTGGGTAGATGATGGTAAGTGGTCATACATTCCTGATAAGCATACTGCTGTCAATAAAGATTGGACAGTAATTGCAGGAACAATGGACGGCAAGCAGTGGTTATCTGATAGAAATAGAAGTGCTAAACCTAGATTTGTATGTGAGATTGCAATTCCTAGTTACAATGTTAACGAGTGGAATAATGCAAAGGAGATAGTAGAAAGTGTCAATTAAAAGTAAGTTTAGCAAATTTTGGGATATGTTGCAGTGGAGAAGAGTCATGGACAAACACTCCGATTGGTTTGAGAAAAACGAACCAGCACAAGACAGATTTGAAGAAAACGAAGATTGGCTAGAAGAACTTGAAGAAAGGATAGTCAAGTTGGAAGATATAGCTCACCCTGCAAAGGATATAGAGGAGTTTGAAAGTTATCCTAAATTAATTGAAACAGTAAAAAAGATTGTAGAGGAGATGAATGGACGAGAGTCAACCGACGAAGCTAGTGGCAAATGACACTAGCGTAGTAAAAATAAAAGAAACAGAACAACTTCCGATTACAGTAGACATAAATAAAATATGTTCTGTAAGGAAGCATGATAGGTTTAAAAAACAAAACCTCAATAAAATAGAGGAAGAAGGATTAGAAAAACCAATTGTATTAGTCCCTAACATATATGGGAACTATATGCAGATAAAAGACGAAAGAAAAGACTGTATGCAAACATGGTTAAAAAGTTTTCCATTTCTAGCATACGCAGGAAACGAAACAATAACCATCGCAAGAAAGTTAAAATATGATATGATTTCTTGTGTGATAGCAGAGGACATACAGTGGGCGAGGAGATACAAGAAAGCACTAAACTATTAGTAAGTAAACATGGCGACGCAGACTTTGTTGGTCATGTTCCCAATTTCTTGTCAGAAGAAGAAGTAGATAGTCTTTATTCGATAAATAAGAATATGCAGTGGAAAAATGCCATGACTAGATGGTCAGGGTATAATTCTAAAATAAGAAAGTGTAAGAAAAGAAGTAATATACAGTTTCCTTTCTACGATAGATTAATGGAGTATGTAAATTTATACAATAGTAGAACATACAACTTCCATCTATACAAAGAAAGAAAAAGACATGAAATCAACATGGTTAGATATGATGAAAAAGGTATGTTTTTCAGACCACACCGAGATTATCGCCCTTCCCTCACAGATATTTACAACAAAAGAACAGCAAGAAAGATTAGTTTAAGTATACAACTAAGTAATGCTGATGAATATGGTGGTGGAGACCTAGAAATAGTAGAAAGTTATACTGTTCCTGATGTCTTCATGGACGCAAACTTTATCCCTGATTTTATGAAAGTTAGGGAAACATTTAGACACAATTTTAAAACTATGAAACAAAAAGGAAGTTTAACAATATTTACTAGCATACACGAACATGAAAGCACACCTCTTGAATGGGGCAAACGAGATATAGTAGTCGGATTTATGAGAGGAGAGTGCCATGCCTATTAAAGCAAATAAAATTCTATATACATTACAAGAAGAAGTAAAAGCGCATGGTATTTATCATGCTCACTATCTTTTTCCACATTGTGATGTATTTCATTTTTATAGTAAAAGTATGAATGAAACAGATTTTCACAGTAGCTTTCCTCCTTATTATGATAATCAAGAAAGTGTATTAAAATATTTTAATAACATAGTCAATGAGTATGGGTGGAAAGAAACTATAAAAGATTTATTATATGTAAAAGCAACAGAAAGAGGATTTCATATACCAGTAAAAACTCCAGCAGTTATATTTAGTCTGTCTGGACAAGTAAAAATGCTAACTTCAGAAAAGATGGACAGACTGTTAAACTCTATGGCAATATATGATTATTCACTATTTCCATACAAAGATAGAGAAATAACACCTGTAAGGCTAGGAGATACTGCAAAGCTAGTAGGAAATAGATGGTGTCATTGTTTACATTTAGAAGAAGGAGAGGAGGTATTTTATGCAACCTACAGTTAATTTATTTATAGGGTCAGGTGGTAAGTATGACGAGAAAGCAGCTAAAATATATCTACATACCTTGTATTCTAATACTAAAAGAAACTTAAATATAACTTGGTTAAGTCCTGAAACAATGGACAAAGATTGGAACAGAACTAACTGGGGTACACCTTTTACTTGTTATAGATATGCGATACCTCACATGATGAATTATAAAGGTAAAGCTCTTTATACCGATGTCGATATGGTAAACTTTAGAGATATTGGTGCATTATTTGATACACCATTACACGGTAAACCTTTTGGCATGGTATGGGACGCATTACAAGATAACGGAAAAAGAGGTAGAGATTTAGGTTATCCACGAGGTTTTTGGTGTGATAGTGTCATGTTAATAGATTGTGAAAAAGCAAAAGATTTTGTAGACCCAATAGACACAATGAAAAAATGGAAAAATATTTCTTACAAGTGGGAAGTTATGAAAAAATTAGGAAGCCCACACAAAGAAAAAACAAAAGAACTAGTAGAAATGCTAGATTCAAGATGGAATTCTTTTGATGGAAGTAATCCAGCAACATTACCACCAGAAGGCAAAACAAGTTTTAAAGATAAAGAACAGTTTGATTTAGACATGATATGGCAACTGCATTTAACAGCATTGAGTTATCAACCTTGGCACCCAAAGTATACACCTCATGCAAAAGCAAGTCACCCTAGACAAGATTTAATGAGAGAGTGGTGGAGGTTAGCAAAAATTGTCAATTCCATTTGAAGAACTAATAAGACCTGTTGGTATGGATAACTTCCTCAACAAGTATAAAGGTAAAAGACATTTTGTAGTTAAATCAGATAAACCTAGATTTAATAAACATTTTAGTTGGGAAGAGTTTGATAATTATTTAAATCAAGTAAATATAGGTAGTTGGGACAGAACTCCACAATTACAAGTAGTATTACCAGACGGTAATAAGTGGTGTAAAAAGAAATCACCAGAAAAGAAAAGTAGAGAAGAAATCTACAAATTATGGAAAGGGGGAAGCAGTTTTATATTGACATTGAGTGAGTTTCTAAATGAAACTATGTGGAAACAGTGTCAAGAATTTGAAAAGTTTTATGGGATAGGACAAGCAAACATATATTGCAGTAATCAAAAAGATGCAAAATGTTTTCCTATTCATGCAGATTCGACAGATAACTTTTTATTTCATGTATCAGGCACAGTACGCTGGTATATGTATAATGAGTTTAGTGTTGATAAAGAACATTATCGACCACAAGACGCAACGCTAGAAGAAGTGTTTGACTTAAATGAGGGAGATATGTTATATATCCCGAAAGGGAAATATCATAGAGTAGATACTCTAAGTCCAAGAATATCGATTAGTTTTCATTTTCATGAGCCACCAGCTTATAATGGAAGAAATGATTGGTATGATTGGAAGCCGTAGGAGAGAATTATGGCAAACATGAATAACATGGGTCAGTTCTCAGGCGACATGGACAGAAATGAAGTTGAGATAGACCTCAGTAAATTTATGTCTTTATTGCAAGAGAAGTCTGAACTCAAAGATAGGATAAGAGAGTTAGAAGATGTAAACAATGTTAACCCTTATCAGAAGTGGATATTTTTAGCACAAATGGTTGATAGTTGGAGAATATTCCCAAGATTGTTTTTAAGTGTATATATTTTCTTATTATACTTTGCAACAATGTGGTTTATGGATTTACCCGAGCCATCATTAGAACAATCAGGTTTAATTTCAGTATTAGTCGGAGCGGGAGCAGCCTGGTTTGGTTTATATGCTGGAACACACAAAGCCCCAACAGCTGGTCAAGATGGACAGAAAAAATAGTTCTTGACAACAGATTAAAATTTGTGTATAATATATATTATGGAAAATACAATAGACAAGAAAACTTGCCAAGTGTGGAACTCAGATACAAAGTCCTTTGAGACTTGGTATTGGGACGACTGCGAGATTTGTGGCAAGATGGTAGACTACAAAACAGGAGAGTGCACACAATATAAGTGCTGGATTAAATGAATTTATTTTATTTAGATGAAGATTTAGATAAGTGTGCAGAATACCATGTGGATAAACACATAGTAAAAATGCCACTTGAAGCAGCACAATTAATGTGCACAACTGTTTGGGTAGACCATGTTCTAGGGTTTGTTCCTAGAGCTTTGAACAAAGAGGAAAGTAAAATCCTCAATGAAGAAAAAGCGAAGATAAAAGATTTACCCCTCGAGGAAAGACCTTTGTGTCAATATCTGCCGATGATGTATAATCACCCATGCACGATATGGACAAGGTCTTCCCTTGATAATTTTGAGTGGGTACATTGTTATGCCAATGCATTAAATGACGAGTATCATTATCGCTATGGCAAACAACATAAGTCAGTAGTAGAAGTAATAAATAAACTACCCGAACTTAAAAATACACCTCGTCTTGGACAAACTGCATTTGGTATGGCAATGCCAGATGAACTAAAAGACGCAGAAGATGTTATAGGTAGTTACAGACTTTACTATCACACAGACAAGGCGACATTCGCCAAGTGGTCACACAGGGATAAACCCTACTGGTGGGACGAAGGTCTTGCTTGGTATGACCAAAGAATAACAGCAAAATGATTAAAGTTAAAACACAAGGCTTTACTTTTACCTTTAACGACAATGTCAGTAAAGAGGATAGAGCAGAAGCAATAAATAACTATTTAGAAAGACAACACTACTTTAGACAAATTATTATGAGAAAGTCTGATGGTAGTGAAGTGCATTTAGGAAATGGAGTAAGAAAGCATGGCGAAAGACATTAAATTAGACCAACTACTAGGCATAACTAAAGAGCCTTTGGAAACAATGTCGCATACAGAAATGCTAAAAAATAATTTGAAGTTGCAACATGATAAAATAAGTAAGGAGATTGTATCTCTTGAAAGTCAGTTAGCAGACAAAAAAGAATACCTTGCAAAGATTGAAGGTGGATTAGATGTTATTGATGAACTTCAAAAATGATTATAATAGTAGATAATTTCTACCCAAATCCAGATGAAGTTAGGGAGAAAGCATTAAAACAATTCTTTTTTCCTGGCAATAAAGGTAAGAAAAACTTATTTCCAGGTAAGCGAACAAATGGAGCTAATATTGAAAACTGGCTCTATTTAAAGAATAGGTATGAAACTATATTAAATAGGAAGATAGTAGACTTTCCAACGACTAATAGTAATACTGCTTTTACACTTGGACTTGAAGAAACTAATTTACAAGGGAAACCTCATTTAAATTGGGTTCATCATGACCATAGTAAACTTACCGAAATAAAATCAAGAGAAAGTGGTGGCACAGGCTGGGCTTCAGTATGTTATCTAAGTCCTAATGCTAAAGCTGACCATGGAACAGGATTGTTCCGTGCAAGGAATACTAATAGTGTTTTTAAAACAAAAGAGATGATGATTGCTCCACAAGCAGGATTTAAAGAGTTTTGGAAACCAGATGGTATTTTTGATTTGCACACTTATGCAGCAAACATTTATAATAGACTTATAATGTATCCTGCAAACTATTGGCATGCTCCATTCAACGCAGGTTGGGGGCATGATAAGAAATCAGGCAGACTTGTACAAGTTTGCTTTTTTACAACACAAACATGAGAGATAAATTTAACGAAGAAACAGCATTAAATATGTTAAGAAACCATATTATTGGCACATATCATGAGCATTATAGTATGGATAAAATACAATCAACGGAGTTCATATTCGACGCAGGTCATGGGGAAGGGTTTTGCTTAGGAAATATCATAAAGTATGCTCAGCGATATGGCAAGAAGAATGGGAAAGATACCAATGATTTACTTAAGATATTACACTATGCTGTAATGTTATTAGGAAAAGAAATTGAGAATCAAGAAACACGAGAATCTAACCAAAGCGAATATAGCGAAAGTAATTGAGTTACTAGAGCAAGAGAAACCTATAACCAAAAAGGAAGCTTGTTCTATACTCAACATTACTTATAATACTACTAGACTAGGTAAAATAATAGATGAGCATAAACTAGATATTGAAAGAACTAGTCGTATGAAAGCTAAGTTGCGTGGGAAACCTGCAACTGATGATGATATTCGTTTTGTAGTACAACGATACCTTACTGGAGAAAACATCTCTAGTATTGCGTCAAGCATGTATCGTTCTCCTGCTTTTGTAAAAAGCATAATTGAGAAGATAGGTGTTCCCATGAAGTTGCCAGAGGGTGACTATGAAGGACGAAGAACAGCAATGCTACCAGACCAATGTGTAGCAGATGAGTTCAAAGTCGGAGAAGTAGTCTGGGCAATTAGAAAGAACTACCCAGCAAAAATAGTAAGAGAAATAACACCAGAGCATCAAGCAGCAAATGCTGGTTATGCTTGTCAAGGAGATATTACTAAAGCTGTAAATTATGTCGAAAAGTATGGAGCAAGAATGTATTTAATCTACACTATTGAAACTACAGATTTGACGGACACTTTCTTCCCGCATTTAAGATATGCAGGAAGTTACTGTACGCAACTGGCATATGACTTAGGTAGTTTAAAACATCTTGAGAAATATGGAGTCGATATCTACAACATCTAGTGTAATTATAGCCTTTTGGATTAGTGGCGTGTTTATGGCGTGGTATTCGTTATGGCTTCCTGCTATGAGAATAATTGGAGTATTAGAGCCAGAAAACATAGCATATAAGTACAGATTCTTAGGTGGAATAATATTTACAGTATTTTCTTTTATAGGTTTACCTTTTATGATACATATTATTTTAAATGATAATCATAAGGAAAGATTTTTAAGAGCATTTATACCTGCTTATTTAGGAAGAGAAAGAGATGAATAATTATAGAGAAAGATTAATTAAGGCACTCATAAAATTTTATGAGGGTGGTATTGAAGCCCACATTATGAATATTGAAGTATTGTTAGGTTCTCATGTAGGACTAGCTGAACACGGAGATATTATAGAAACTCTAGATGCAGAGCTAGACAAACTATCTTCACTAGAAGATAAATTAGAAGTATTGAAAAAACATTTTACATGACACAAGAACAAGCATTAAAAGCACAGATAGCCGAGCAAACTGCTTTAATTTATGAACTGTATAAAAGAATAAAGGAGTTGCAAGATGAAGCTAATATTAAAGTGCCAAAATAAAACTATTGGAGTAATAAGAAATCCATATGAGAGAGCAGTATCAGAGTACTATGCTAGTCTGAATTACATTGGTTTTGATAAGTGGATTTATGATTTTACTCCCAAACAACAAACAGATTTATACAAAGACTGCGACTTCATAATAAGATATGAAAGCTGGGAGCAGGACTTAAAAGATTTAAATTTACACCCAAAAGATACATCAATTTTAAAGAGTTTAAAAGTAAATCAGGACTGGAAGAACTGGTATACATTACGAACTCGCACTATGATAGCCGAGCTATATCACAATGATATAGTAACCTACGGTTATAGCTACTAAAAAATAGTTCTTGACTCACGGTTAAAAAGTGAGTATAATATATTATATATTTAGGAAATTATCAATGAGTGATAGATTTTATTTTCAGATGAGGCAGGCAACGGGTTGGTGCCCTGGACTGCCAGAGTCTTACAAGAAAAGGAGAAAACGAATGTCTACATGGACAGATGAAACCAAGCAAGAAGCGATTGATATGTATGTGGCAGAAGAGCCAACACCAGAAAATAGCATGGAAATTGTTAAAAGCATTGCCGAACAGTTAGACCAAAGTCCAAACGGTGTCAGAATGATTTTAACAAAAGCAGGAGTATATGTAAAGAAAAATCCTGCTGTTAAAGCTAGTGGTGGTGGAACTGGAGGTGGCAGAGTAAGTGTTGCCGCTGCTCAGGAAGAACTCACAAATGCAATATCAGACATGGGTCAAGAGCCCGACGCTGCAATAATTGGTAAGCTCACAGGGAAAGCTGCCAAGTATTTTGCTGACTTGTTAAACAAACTTAACGATTAACTACCCCTGAAAAGTGGGGGAGGCAACTCTCCCACGATTTTTTACATCTAAAAGAAAGACCTCAGAAAGTGAACCATTAAGGGACGGTAATAGATATTAACAACCCTAAGGAAACGGAATGAAAAAAGAGGACTTTATAAAAAATGTAGATGATGCAGGCGATGCTATCATCACATATCGAAGTCAGAATAGTCGTAGATTGAAATACAATGTATGTACTATGGATTTTGATAACAAATATATACAGTCTAAAAGAAATAGAGCCAAACCTAATGGTAGTCAAGTGCTATTATTTTGTTGGGATACTGATTCATTTAGATTGCTACAACCTAAAAATGTAACTTCCATTGTCCCTTTAGCGAGGATTTTGAAAAATGATAGAGTTACATAACGCAGCACCTGTATACGAAAAAGAAATACATCATAATGAAGATAAACATGAAAAAATCTTTGTTATGATTAATACTTTTCGTGGTACAGAGTATCTTCATATAAGAAAATATTATCAAGATTTTAACGAAGAATGGAAGCCCACAAGGGACGGCATAGCTATGCCTTTGGACTTTGAGAATAGTCGTGGTATATTTGAGGCGATGGTAGAAATACTATCTATCTCAGAAGTAAAAGATGTTTTAGAAACACACTTTAAAGATATACTAGACGAGATTTATTTATAGTCTTGAAAAATAGTTCTTGACTTTACCTTAAAATTCGGATATAATATACAAATGAATGAAAAATTAGAAACATATTTGAGACATTGCAATCAAGCATATGTCCAAGGCACACCTCTCATACCTGATGAAGTGTATGACAGGCTAGTAGAAAACACATCTCTTGCAGACGAGGTAGGTGTTTCATCAGACGAGCAACGGTACAAACATCCGTTTCCAATGTATTCGTTGCAAAAGGTCTTTAGTGGCGAAGACGAGGAGCCTGAATGGGTATCCTCGCAACCTCACATTATGACACCTAAACTAGATGGTGCCGCTGTTTCTATCACATATATAGACGGGGAACTACAACGCGCTCTTACTCGGGGAGATGGTAAACAAGGTTTAGACATCACCGAAAAAATGCGTACATTAGTACCAAAACTAATTAGCTTTTGTGGTCTTGTACAAGTAACAGGAGAGGTTGTAGCTCCCAAGTCTATTCCTAACGCAAGAAACTATGCTTCAGGTAGTTTAAATCTGAAGGACATAAACGAGTTTAATACGCGTGACCTTACTTTCGTAGCCTATGATTTTCAACCGCACCCTGGCGATAGCTGGTGTTCGGATATGAAATTATTAAGTGGCTGGGGATTTAAAGTAATCACGCTTTCGGATTATGGACAGTTTCCTCAGGACGGTAAAGTTGTAAGAGCCGACAATAACAGATATTTTGAACAATTAGGTTACACATCACACCACCCTAGAGGAGCCTTTGCCATAAAGACAAGACAGGCAGGAGTCGTTACTGAATTATTAGATGTTGAATGGAATGTCGGTAAATCTGGTGCGGTTTCTCCAGTTGCAATTCTATCTCCTTGTATCATAGGCGATGCGATTGTTAGTCGGGCAACCCTACATAATATAGGGTACATCGAGGCTCTTGGACTAGAAATAGGGTGTGATGTAGAAGTAATAAGGAGTGGAGAAATTATTCCAAGAATAGTTAGACGAGTATGAAATTTACAAAAGAAGAAATACTAAATAGTAAGAGAATATTTAAGAGTGCTACACCTAAGCAAGATTTATCTTGGTATGTTAAGTGGACAGCCTCTACATTATTATTATCTGCTATGGTATTTAGAGCAGAAGGATTATTTCCTCTAGCAGACTTGATACTATCGTTTACAGGTTGTTTAGGTTGGCTATGGGTTGGTCTTTTATGGAGAGACCGAGCCTTAATTATACTTAACGCTGTAGCAGTAGTAATACTAGCTTCAGGACTTCTGAGATATGCTACTCCACTCTTAGTAGCGTGATAAAAACAGTAATTAAACATTATAAAGAGTTATCAACTGATGAGTTATATAGAATTATTCAGTTAAGAATTGATGGTTTTATAGTAAAAAATAAAGTATGCTATCAAGATTTAGAGGCATACTACGATAAAAATAGTTATTGGTTTATGCACTATGATGTAGTTCTAGGCATAGAGCCACAACTTATGGTTGGTACTAATTCGCTATGCACAACAAAAGTATTCACAGGTAGCGATGGCACAGAGTATCGTTATCCTGCTTTTCGTAGACAAGCATGGATTGATGGATATAAAGGCGGGTGTTCTACTTATGACTTAGAAACGGGTAGAAATTTTTGTATAAAAACTTTTGGTAGTCCTAACATGATGTTAGAGATTACTTATAAGAACGGCAAACAACCTTTCATAGATTTTGGTTGTGAGGAAGTAGGATATAATATAGATGGAGCAGGACGAGAAAACTGGGTTTTCGTTTATGAACCAGCCAGGTTTAATTAATATAGATGTAACTGGCTTATGTAATAAAACTTGTAATTATTGTCCAAGGAGTCAAGGATATCCTAATCAAAAAGAATACATGAACTGGGAACTTTTTAGAAAGTTTGTTCTGGATTTAAATGATTATACAGGCATGGTAGATTTTACAGGGCGTGGAGAAAATAGTCTACACCCTGATTTTGGTTTACTAGTAAAACTTTTACACCACCCAGCAAGAAAGTACAAAACTCGCATAATTACAAATGGTTATAGACTAAAACATAGAATACATTACTTTGATGAATTTGATGTAATTATAGTAAACAGTTATGACAGCGAAGAAGAGATGGAAGAAAGAAAGAAAATATTACCACGAGCAACACATAGATATTGGAATCAAAATATGAAACCCGAAGAATGGGGAGAAACTCCGATACAAGTAAGTAATCGAAGCGATATATTCAACAGAATTGCAACTGATACTTCGGAAATAGATTCCCCCTGTACCTTTCCATCTGTAAAAATATGGGTACACTGGGACGGAACAATTCAGAAATGTTGCAATGACTGGACTAATACAGAAATTTATGGTAATATAAAAACAGAAAACATACTAGATGTATGGAAAAGCAAAAGATTTAGAGAATTACAAACACAATTACTAGCAGGCAACAGAAGATATAGTAAGACCTGTAGTATGTGCAACAGAGGGTTAGATAAAGCAGATAAAAAGAGATTGAAATGGTTGACAGGAAATTAAATTGTATAGTAAATCTGAGTGGAGGATTTGAATGTCTTTCTGCTCTTTGGTATGCAAAAGAGAAAGGGTTAAATCCTATATGTTTAGCTTTATATAATCCAAAT